TGCTTAAGGAATATCTGTAACTTCTTGTGCCCAACGCCGTAGCCTGCACCAAGCACAACGGTCTTGCCGACCTGACGCTGACTGGCTGAACCAGTCGTAACTTGCTCGGGCGGTATGTTGTAAATCTGACTAGCCATTAGGCGGTAGACGTCCTGCTTATTCTCGAACGCCTCGATCAACTCGTGCTGACCTGCCAACCAAGCCAAGGTACGTGCCTCGATCTGCGCTGAGTCGCAATCAATCACAACGTGCCCTGCCGGTGCCTTGATAGCCTTCTTGATCTTGCCTGCGTTTGCACCGCGTGATGGGAGGTTCTGCAAGTTTACAGAGTCTTGACCAGACCAACGACCTGAGTGGGCACCGTAGTAACGCAGAGGTACAGGAAACTTGCCTCGAGTAGACATACCAATAAAGCGCTCAGTGCGAGTTTCCTCAATCGTCGTCTTGTTTCCAAGCCGTGCTGCGACAAGCATTTGTACTCGTTCATCGGGGTGCTCCTCTAGTGCTTTGAATTCTTCGTCGGTCTTTGCAAAGGCGTAAGCCAACTTGCCAGTACGCAAGCTAACTTTCATGGGCGGTACAACACCGTAGTTCTCCAGTACCTTGGCGAACTTGTCATTAGACATTAGTAGCTTCTTGATGCCGTCCATACCCTCACTGAAGATTGCATGCACGTACTCAGGGTCAGCGTCTTTCAGCATGAAGTCCCGCACCGATTCCATCAACGCTTCCTTGGCGTCGCATACGGCTTCCAAGTGGTCAACCAACAGCGTTTTGTCTAGCTCAAGCACCGGCTCAATAAACATGCGCAGAGTCATGTCCATCAGTTTCAGTTCTTGTTTAGGGAAACCCATCGCCATGTATTTGTTGAACAGCGTGTAGGTCAACTCGGTGTCGTTGATGCAGTACTCAGCGTAACGTGCCAACTCCTCGGCAGAGAAGTCAGCGTAGTGTTTGCCCTTGGCATGCAGCACCTCGTCACCCTTGGCTCCGATACCCATGCGTTCAGCTTGCTTGGCTAAGCCATGCGCTCTCTCATGCGGATACAAAGCCCGTGACATACCGAGTGTGTCTAGCCATGCCATAGGGTTCACACCATACAGCCAGTTGAGAACGGCACCATCGAACGCAGTGTTCTGTGCAACGACCATCGCATCAGACCAGTCAATACTTGCAAGTGCATCTTTGACCTGAGGCTTGGGGTACCACACCGTCTCACCATCGTCCACCTTAATTGCAATGCCAATCATCTCAAACTGAGGCGACCGCACGTACTCCTCGGTAGGAATCTTGGTCAGGGAATACTCAGTTGAGTAATAACATTCAAGGTCAAGCGTTACGATTATGGGCATAATTTGTGTTGGATGTTCTTGGCATACTCTTTGTCAAACTCTTTGTTGAGTATTTCTGTGGCTTGCTTCAGCATGTTCTGCGGAGCGATGATACCCGTTGTGTACCTATCTTTCGTGTTGAACGTAACGGTACTTACTTCCTCTTGTTCTTGTTTAGTCAACAACGTATGAAACACCTTGGCTTCGAACCGTTCACGTCGAGCTTGTTTGTACGCAGCAAGCAACGCTTCCTTTTCCTCAGGCTCCAAGTACCATAGGCGGTGCACTTGACCGTCTTGGTTTTCTGTCAGTAGGTTGTCGAGCTTGCTGATAACGTCATAAAACTTTGGCTGCTTGATCGTCATCGACTTGTGCTCGTTTACATCCCCAAAGAATTCCTCGGGGTGTGACTTCAGGCGTTCAATAATTACTTGTACCGATTGCATCATTTCATGCGCTCCTTTGTTATGGTGTCGGTCTCGCCCTCAAGCCACGCTCTAAGGTCTTCTATATTTGTTTCGTAAATAACCGCAGTGAGGCCACCCGCTTCACGGATTTGTTTGAGGTTCTTCTCTTGTAGTGCCGTGGTCGTACCTTTACCCGCCTTGGCTTCGATAGCCAAGAACTTGCCGTTCACACAGCACAGGAAGTCAGGGACGCCACTGTTGCCGTAGCCAGTACCGATAGGCATGGCGTAGTAGACGTTGTGGGCTTTCAAGATCGCTTTGATCTTGGCTTTTACGGCTGCTTCTGGAGTTCGTGCCATGTTTCACCTTTCTTAAATGTTGATTGTGTTTTCCACCGCCAGTGCGCTAGCTCTTTACTTATCCCCACCAGTGCTGCGCATTCCACCAACGTCCCAGTAAATACACCATTGGAGTACCACCGTGTGGATGTCTTGTTCTTTTGCTGTTCGCTACGCGTAGCCCATCGACAGTTGCTAGGTTTGTAGTCGGCATTTGTATTTATGCGTTCTAAGCTGTACGTTGAATCAGGACGCTCCCCCATATCTGCAAGAAACGTCTCGTATCGCGCCCAGCGTTTGCAAACCTTTATGCCCCTACCGCCGTAGTGTGGATACGATTTGTTTTTTGGGTTACTGCATCGTGCGTGCATTGTTCGCCAAACATAGTGTTCTGGATGTTCTTTTCCACCCAGATACCCACCATGCGTTATCCGTGCTTTTAGCCAAACATCACGTTGTTCCGGCGTCATAATTTTCTCCGTAGTTCAGGAGTAGTTACTTTACCACAGTTCAGGGGTGCTTGCCATTTGCGACCTCAATGAGTTTGGCTAAGTAATGCTGTGCCTTCATCAGGTCTTCAATACCGTTTTTGTTTTTCCAACGTGACACATACTTCACCACGTTACCCTCGAGATACCCGAGGTCGTTGGCAATGATGTAGTCCCATGGTTGGATTGATTTGTCTTTGTAGTGTGAACCACCAACTTGCATGTCGTCTGCGCGTTCAATCATGTTTTTGTTCCTGTAAGAGTTTGTCATAGTACTGCTTGGGCATCGGAGCTTTCTTGTCTAGCGTTGTGCGTAACCAATCCAAGCCACCGAGTTGTTGCAAGACTATCCATTGTTTGTCAGTTAAACGTACGTATCGTACCTTTAGGGGGGCGGGGGGCTTTGGTCGGGGCATGCTCCAATGATCCTTCGTGTTTGTTTGGTACGCGTTGTTTTGCTCGAGTGTATGTGCCGAACTGTTTGTAGCCTAAGCCTTCTTCACTCTTGATCGTACCCACGCCCTTGGCACGGAAGTACTGGTCTTTCAAGAAGATGCTTGGGCGATCGACTTGCGCTAACTCTTCCCATGGGTCGAGTGCTTTGTTTGGTGTGTTCATTGCAGTATCCCTAACTGGCGGAGCGCAACCTTCAAGCCCTCTACCCCACCGACACGTTGGTCGTTGATAAAGATTTGTGGCATCTGCCTTGCATCAGGAAACTCTTTGAGTAAGTTAGCCAAGCGCTCGCCCACCATGATGTCGACGTCGGCATACTTCAGTCCCGCTGCTTCCATTATGCGTTTGGCTGTCACGCAGTTGGGGCAGTTATCCCTTGTGTAAATTGTTATGTTGATGTCTTTCATTCCTGTTCCTCCTGATATTTGCCCCACACTGCGTCCAACATGTCTGCGGCTTTGTTAAGTTTGTGGATAAGCGTTGAATGTTCATGCGTATCTAACCCCGAGGCATAGCCTCGCATCCATGCCGCCATTGTGAAATACTGTAGTTTGTTTGGGTCAATCATAAAGGTGCGTCCTCATAATTCTCAGGGTTGAACTTGGGTTGTTTGGTTCCCTTGTCTTTTGGATTCGGGAATGGGGGGAAGGGCCATGTCATTTTGTTTTTCCTTTTGCTCTGTCCGTTACTCTTTCCATTGCATCGCCATAACTCATGCCCAATGCTTTGTCTATTAGTGCTAAAGACGAATCAATAATTCCAGCAAACGTCGGCTCCATCTCCTTAATGACGTTTAGCGTTATCTTTGCATCTTCCAACGCTTCGATGTCTGCGCTGTTGGCCTCATACAGCAAGTCAATGTCTTCTTGAATGGTGTCAAAGTACGGCTTGATAGGCTTGAGCGGTTTAATTCGGTCAAACATCCGCTTGCCTATCTCGTAGAACTCTTTGTCTTTTCCTGTGCTGTTGTCTATGCTCATTGGTAATCCTTACATAGGTGGTGTTTAGCGGTTTCACGGTCTGTCCATGTACCCGTGCAACCTGTGCATTTAAACTTACCCGCAGTGATTGAAAATTTACCTGTCAACCTTGGCTCGGGTAGTTCAAGTTG